GATTAAACCTGTTGAAGTTGTATCTTCAAATGTAAGACTAGCTTCACCATCTAACTGAGTTGTGGTAGAACCAATTGTAGTTAGTCTATTAGCAGCTTGGTTATTAAGAGCTGTGATAGTACCAACACTAGCTGCTCCCCATTCAGGAGCTGTTGCACCAGAGTTCATTTTCAGAACTTCACCAGCAGAACCTTTAGCTAATCTTGCTAATGTATCTGTACCACTACCATATAGAACGTCACCTTCAACTAGAGATACACTTAGTTTAGCTCCAGTAACTGAATCATCAGCAGGTGTTGTTGTATCTGTATCTGGAGGTGTAGCCCAAGCACCATTATGTGCTAAGAATTGACCTGAACTTCCAGCTGCAGGAACGTGTGCACTATTACCTGTAGCAGCGTTATGATCAAATGCCCAGTTAGAACTTATAGCTTCATCAGTAACACCATTTACAGGTGTATCATCAATAGCTACTTGTGTATTAGTATCAGTAGGTACTACCCACGTACCATCTCCTCTTAAGAACTTACCGCCATGAGAACCTGGTAAAGTAGGTGCTAAACCAGCTGCACTAGCATCAACTACTGCATAAGTTGTATTAGTATCAGTTGCTGAAATAGTAAATCCAGCTGCACTGATAGTACCAATTGTTACATTAGTACCAGCTGTGACAAGAATATCATCATTTCCACTACCGGATCCACCAGCAGTTAATCTAAGATTTACATTACCACTACCTGCATCATTAGCAGCTTGTGTATATGTTGTATCAGCTGAAGTTACAGTACCCCATTCTAAGACTGTAGCATCACTTGAGGTTGTCTTTAAGAACTTACCAGTACCAGCAGCTGCAGCAGGTAGACTATATGTTACGTTACCTGTTTGAGCTTGTGCTTTAAATCCAGTATAATTGCTACCATCACTAGTTGCTTCTTCAAATCTTATTTCCTTAGCATTATCTATAACTAGATTACCAGTTAAAGTATCACCAGATTTAGCAACAAGGTTAGAAGTATCTGTTACACCAATCTGCCATGAACTACCATCATACACTTTAAGTGCATTAGCAGTACTATCATAAGCTAAATCACCTTCAGCTACTGCATTACCACCGCCATCTGTTGTAGGTGCAGAAGGACTGAAATCATCTATCTGATATTTCTCAGCAAAATTATTTACATTAGCTAGATTACTTGCTGTTGTATTGATATTAGCGATACTGCCAGAGCAATTACTCATAGCAGTTACATTAGCTCCAGTGGCTAGTGTATTCATATCAGTTACTACATCAGCAGTACCTAGTGTATTAAGATCTGATACAGCATCAGCAGTACCTAATCTACCTAATTCTGTTGCTTTACCTGCTAATGTTGTTACTTCACTAGCTTTTGGTACTAATCTATGGAAGGTATATGAGGGAGCTGAGGCATAAGCAGCATCGCTTAAAGCCTTTGTCTCTACTAACATACCAAAGTTAGCACCATATGTAGTACTATTCTCTGCACCAGTAATAGTTAAATCATTAGATAAGTTGTCTAATGTACTAGCTGGTATAGTAATAACTCCACTACCACTTGAGGTATAGGATGTACTTAAGACACCAATACTAACTATAGTACCTGCAGCACTGTTTATATCAGGGTTAGTTGCAGGGAAATCAGATTCATTTGTAATTGGTACGAAACCACCGACTTCATCAACTAAAGTAATAACTCTAGCATCAACTGCCTTGGTTGTAGCTACCTTTACATCAGAGGAATCCCATGATTCAGTAGATTGAATATCATCACTAGTACCTATTTGATAGAATCTAGCGTCTGCAGCTGAAGTAGTGAAGTATGTAGTATCATTTGCTGTAATACCTCCATTCTCTTCAGATGCTGTAATCTTAGCAGCAGCGCCTAAATCAGTTGCTGTATCTGCATTACCAGTTACGTTACCTGTAACATTACCAGCTACATTACCTGTGAGATTACCAGTTACATTACCTGTTATAGTACCTGATGCATTAACTGTTGTAAATGAACCAGCTACTGCAGATGATGCTCCTATTATTGTACCATCTATAGCACCACCATTGATATCAACTGTTGCATGAGTCGATGTACCATCAACATTTAATGTACTATCGAAATCTACTGCTCCAGTAACATCTAATGTACCAGGAACATCTACATTACTAGTCCATTCAACTCCAGTACCACCAGAATCAGTTTGTAATAACTGTCTTGCTGTACCATCTTTTAGTTTACTTACTTCTATCTCTGCAGTTGCTGATATATCAACATTAGCTATAGTACCATCTGCTATTTTATCACTAGTTACAGCACCATCTCTAATCTTTGTCTCATGTATTTCTTGATCTCTTACTTCATGTATAGCATATAATGCTTGTTTCTGATTATTATTTAAATCTCCAGCTCTAATAGACGATCCTACTTGATAGATAGTTTTAGGTTCATATTCACCTACTACACCTGTAGTGATGTCTGTCTCTCTTCTTATACGGATAGTTCTAGTATCTTTAGGAGAACCATCCGATTCACATACGTCACTATTAACGCCTGTGTTATTAAAAGTTACAGTACCACCTGCTACAGTATAATCAGGTATTGTAAAGTTAGTTACATCTACAAAAGTACCAGAGGAATCAGCTACTGAAACTTTTATGTCTTCTTTTTGATAAGATTGAAAGGTATAGGCCCAAGTTTTATCCGACCCATCACCTGTATATTCTTTAACGGTTGTTGTTGTTGCCATGTTTTATTTATACATATTTAGGACGGAAGAGTTTTGTGCACTAGTAAAGAATTTAGATCTGCGTACAGCTACTTTTTGTTGTTCTGCATCTATTAATCTTTGTATATCAGGATCTGTCTTAATAAGATCAAGCCAAGCTTTTTTCTTAACTTCTTTGAATAACTGGTTAATAACTTGGTTATGATAGTAATCTTTAGATTCAAATCTAGTACGATTACCACTATTAATATCTGCAGACATCTCTCTCATAGATGCTATTATTTTAGGATCCTCTGCTAATTTAATCAGATCTGCTAATATATTATACTCACCTATAGCACTTTGAAAAGCACCTCTTATTTTAGGAAAGTTTGATAAATCAGTACCATCTGGTGCAAAGTAGGTATTAGATCTAAGATCATGAGAACTATTAAATAGTAATTCATGACCAGGAGTATAATCTAAATTCATTGCAACAGGTATAACTTCTTGATATATTCTAGTTAAGAAGTCATAATTTCTAATTGGTTGTCCAGTTAATATATCACGTTTTATAGTTAATTCTTGATCTCCAGCAAATTGTTCTGACATAAGGTTTCTATTCCTTATAGCATCTACTATACCAGAGTTTAATTCTCTTTGATAAGGAGTGAATATTTTACCTAAGCTATTACGTAATCCAGCTAAAGGTATTTGGTTATTAAGTAATCCTGCAGATACTCTTCCAGCTTGACCAGGTTTACCAGAGAATAAATCTACAAACTGTTGCATACCAGCAAGGTATGATTTACTAGTTAATCCTTGAGCAATAAGGAATGACATTTTAAGTAAATTATCCTGTGTCCATTCCTCACCCATTAATTGACTAGCATCACCTATATCTGCAACTGTAGAAATAATATTATTAAAAGGTTCAAGTGAATCATAATTTACCCATACTTCACCTAACTTAATTTCTCTTGGTCTCCAACCTGCATCTAACCATACTTGTTTCTTCTGTCTATCAATAGGTCCATTACCGTGTATATTACCAGACATCCAACTCCATGATGCCATACTGATAAGTCCAGTGCCCATGGCTAAACGACCTGTTTGTAAGGCTTTAGCATTAGCTAATTCTTCAACAGTATTAATACCATATTTAGCTACAGTCTCTAAATTACCAGCACTAGCACGAGCTATATCATTGAATTCAGTAACAAGAAAGTTAAATCCTGGAGTATGTTTAGCAGTTAACTCTAATCCATTTACACCAGTTCTAGCAAAGTAAAAGAAAGGTTTAGCCCAAGGATTAGCTTGGAATGCTTGGTTTAAGCTACCTGCAAATCCTGATAAAGGTTTAGTAAGAGTTACTTCTGATCTACTATATTTAGTAGCATCATCTAATAAATCTCCATTAGCATCAAATATCTGACCATAAAAATCATCTTCATAAGCTTTCATTAAGTCTGGAGTGATGTTTGTAGTATTTGACATAAACCCTTTATCTTTAGCATCCATAGCATTACGGAATGCCTTCTCTCTCATCTTAGCTCTACCTAAAATATAAGCAAATGAATCATCAGTTGCTGCCATTAGTTTAGTAGAATATGTAAGGAAGTTACTATCATTAGCAGCTCTAGCCATATTAGCTAAAGCAAATGCTGCCTTATCACCATCTGTAGCTCTACCACTATCTTCTGTCCAACGTCTTAATATTTCCCAGTTATTATCATCTTTAGTATATTCTTGGAATCTAGTTTTAATTGTAGATATATCACCAGACCAATAAGAATTCAATCTATTTCTGAATAAATCAAAGGATTCTGGAATAGCTTGCATCATAGCATTCATAGAAGCTAACCCAGCTCTTGCTGTCATGATATCTCCACGCATAGTAGCTCCTAATACAGTAGCAATAGGTCTAGCAAATGTAGCACTAGCTGTACCCATGATAGCTCTGATAGGAGTCTTAGGTCCACTCAGAATACTATGTATAGTAACACCTTGTAGTTCTCTAATAACAGCACCACTTTGTTTCTTACCTTCGATCTCTCCACCTTTAAGCATCTTCCTAGCCCAAGCATCGAAATCATCTAAACTATTAACTGTCTTCATTGAAGAGAATGCTTCAAATAAAGCCATTAATAATTCTCCACTATCCTTTTCATCTTTAGCAATTTCGAGTATACTAGCTATAGATTCTCTAGTATCTACCATTTCTTTAGATAAAGTCTGTTGTAAGAATTCTCGTCTCTTACCAGCTCCAATTTGTCTAAAGTTATCTGATTTAATAATTCTAGCTCTTTTGGTTTCAGTTAAAGCAGTGAAAAGTGTATCTACAATTTGATCTACAGGTCCATCAATAGAAGTAAGATCTGTATAATTAGCTAATTCTCTACCAGTTATACCTAAATCTCTAAGCTGTTGTAATAATGTACCTACAACTAAGTCAGCAACTACTATATTTTTACTTGTAATAGTAGCTATTTCTTGTGGAGTACCTACATCAAAAACATCAAAGCTTTTTAAGATTTCATCTAAGTATTCTTCAGCTGGCATATCAGCTGCATTTCTACCTTTAGTTATTCTTTGGTGAGCCATGATAGAATCACCCCAGACTTCTACTAATCTCTTACGATCACCTCCAGTCTCTTCTACTACTTGTCTATATCTATCAGAACTTAGAAGTTTTCTCAAAGTTTCATCTACAAGATCTTCACTAATAAGAGCTTCTTTTGCAGCACGTTCCTTTTGTATAGCAGTTAGTACATTACCAGCTGAACCTTCTTCAGCACCCCAAGTATCTCGTATTTTCTTTTGATTCTCCCAGACTACAAAAGGATCATCTTCAGATAATTTAGCTCCTTGTTCTGATTTAGCATCTGGTTGATTCTTTGATGCACGGAATTCAGGAGATCTTAATTGTTCTAATCCTTGCTTTACAGTTTGATCCTCAATAGATTTTGATCTATTTAATACAGACTGTCGTACATTTTTTTTACCTCTACTTAATAGCATACCAGCACTATCAAATATTATACCTATCCCCATACCTTCAACAATGTTCTTTAACTTCATCATTAAAGGGTGATCATATTCTTTAGTAGATAATGGTGTATCCATCCATCCAAATCTATCTCTAAGCATACCTAATGCATTATGACCATCTGATTCTTTAGATATAAGATCACTTACAGCACCGATACCTGCAGCTCTAACTAGACTATATCCAGCCATACCTGCAAGAGAAGCAGGTGCTGAAATACCTGCTGCACTTGCTGCTGCGGTTACACCTGCAGCCATTGAACCAAAGTGAACAACTCCTCTTAATAGTCCTCCCCACCATGTTTTAGTGATAATAGGGTTAGCTTCATCTACAAAAGGTGTCCAGTCTGGTGTATATTCTCCTTTATCTATTCTTTGTCTCTGCATTTCACCTGAAACCATATCTGCGGCACGTTCAGGGAAGGTGGTAATTGATGATGCAGTGTCTTGTAGTCCGCCTGTTAAAGCAGATCCAATTTCTTTAATAACTCCAGAGAAGCCTCCACCATTAGGATCATTACGTGGATCAGTATATGCATCTACTAGTTCTTGATTTACAGCTAGTTCTCTGGTTTCTTCTTCTTGTTCTTGCTGCTGTTCCTGTTCAAACGCAGCTTGTCTTTCTACTTTTTCAATTTCATCTGTTACCGATGATGATTGAGTAGGATCATAATATGCCATTAAATTAATTAACGCCTCCGCTAAATTCAGGCTGTTGTTTTAATAAGTCAATAAGGAGAGGAACATGACTAACGGAATGGGTGAAACCGTATTGAGCTGCTTCTAGTAAAGTACCTTCTCTAGAGAATTCTCTTTGTTTAATTCTTATATTGTTCGCATGCTCTTCCTTAGCTTTTTTTACAAGTGCATCCCATTTATCTTTACCTAGAATTGTCTGTACTTTACTTTGCCAACGAAGACCTAAGCCAGGAGGAGTAACGAACACAGGATGCTTCTCAAATATACCACCATCTATAAGTTGCCGTTTGAAAATTTCTTTTGAAACTTGTTCATTAAACTCTGGTTGTTTCTTTAAGACAGAACTAATAGTTACTTTTTTATTTCTAAGTTGTTTTTGTATCTCAGCAAATCTAACTGGTCCTACTATTCTCAAAAGACTTGTATGAGAACTACCAATGCTATCCCTAATCTGTCTTCTTAAATTTCTTTCACTTGTTAGATATATTTGTGAGATTACCTTATTTAGATCTTTTTGGTATCGATGAGTAGTTGTATCAACGTTATAAGTATCAATTATACCTGTAAAATTAAATTCTTCTCCTTCTGGAAATAGATCTTCTAAATATGCTTCTCTACTTGTAAACCCAGCTGCATCAGCTGCAACGCTAGGTGTAAGTTTATATAATTCATTCCAATGTGAAGTAGCTATAGTTTGACCACCGATATCTTGACTTATCAATTGCTTCCAGATAGTCTGATCTTCTGGACCAACACCAGGTATTATACTTGTTAAACCTACACCTTGTAAATCCCTTCTTCCGTTCCGACTACGTATTTTATAAGCTTCCATTGATAGAACAAATTGAAGATCTTGAGTTAATGGTTTATCTTTGTATGCATCAAATGCCTTAGAGTCACTTAATAATTTCAAATCTGATTGACTTATCTGATATATACCTACTTTTAAATTACTATGATCAGGATTATCAACTAAACCGAACATATCATTTAAAGTAGCATTTTCTGGTAATATCTCTACTGGAGTAATTCCTCCTATTTTAGTTGCATTTACTTTTAACAGACGTCCCTCGTCATCCCTTATAGCAAGGGCATCCATAGCAACAGCTACATCTTCTGGATTTAACTCAGGAGTATATATTGCAATTAGTCCTGATGTATCTCCTTTCTTTAGTTCTACAGGCAGCCCATCTTCGGATCTCAGTACTATTTCCTTAGATACTACTTTTGTTTTAGCACCTTTTGATTTAACAAACTGACTGATATAAGGAAGACTTGTATCTGGATTTATTGTATTTTGAAGGTACTTTAATCTTTCGTTATAAATCTCAACAGAATTACCTATTTGATAATTACTTGCTGATGCAATTCGAGAATATATTGGTGGTATAATACCATTTCTTTGTTGAATCTCCAGTTGCTTTAGTTCAAGTGCTGTTGGTGTAGATTTAAGAAAAGCCTTAGGATCTTTCTTATATATTTGTCCTTCGTTGAATTGCCCTAGTATTCCTGTAGTTGCTTCTCTATCAATCGAAGAGTTCGGATTTATCTTGTTTGGTGGTGCAGTCCAGTTTGTTGGGTTATTTATAAAGTTAAGAGTATCCGCTAGAGCTTGTTGCTTAGCATCCTCTGGACTCATACCAGGTTTTTCGATATAAGACCTAAAACTAGTTTGGAATTTAATTGTTGCTTCCCGAGTTAGATATACTTGATTCCTTCCTCCATTTTTTAGGTCTTGGAACGCTAATTTAGCATCAGCGGCATTTCTGTTGAAAAGAGCATTAAGTGTCCCAGGTAAATTAACTTTGTCAAGTGCGTCTTCGAGCTGGGGATTCATTTTATCTAATATCTTTTGTGTCGCCGCCCTTCCTTTTGGACCTTCTTCAGTTAGGTACCCCATAAGTTGGTTGATATCTCTATAATGTTCTGACGTCGATGCATTTTTCCAGTTCTTAATTATCAGATTTTGCCAGTATTCATCTTGTGCTTCTTGAGCAGTATTACTCATATTATAAATAGTTTTAACTATTTTATTATAATCAGGTTGATACCCATCAGGATATTTACCTTCTTTATTTTCTAGTATTATACTTTGGATATCCGCCCCCATTTTTGCTGGATCAGCACCTTCTTCAAATATAAATCTATCATTTTTATCTTTTGGTAAGTGAGAAAGGTAAGATCTAACCTCATCTTTTATATGCCCCTCAGCCTTTGTCTGCTGTGCATAACTCGATCCTTGAGCTTTTTCAATTAATTTATTTATTTTAGCAGAGAATATAGGGCTAAATTCTTCTATACCTACTAGTTTTTTAACTCCTCTTTTATAATAATTTGTATTGTCTCTTATTTTCATAAGTATTCCAAGAGCACCTGGAGTATCATTATCAACTAGAGCTTCTAATTCTATTCCTAGCTCATTAATGGATGCTTTAAAAGATAATCCTCGTCTCATTTTTTCGTTAATGATACCAGGATATTCACCTTCAGAAGTAAGCTTACCACTTATTGCAACTCCTGCATCTTTATTTAGATCGTTTATCAAGATTTGATCATTAGCTAACTTTGTTAGTTTTGATGCTTTTGCTGAAAATGTTTTGTCTTCTTCTACTTCAGTAATGCGAAAGAAATCTGATACTTTATCAAGATAAAGATTAGTAGAGGCTCTGTTTAACTGAAGTCCACCTGTTAGAATAAAATATTCTGACATTAGTTCTTCTTTAACTAGCTTTAATACATCAGTACCATCTGAGAGCATTGGTCTTTGAGCTATAGCTTCAGCTAAACTTATACCTTCAGGAAATTCTTGACGAAATAATGATCCTTTCGAACCAATCCATATATTATTTGGATCAGTTGCGGCGTTTTTATAATATCCTTGAAGGCCACTAGTCATATTATTTACTATGGTACTCTGGCTAGCCTCATACTGTTTTATAGGATCTGGTTTATAAGATTCTATTATTGCTGCAAGAGGCAGTGTTTTATCATCTAGATGTTGTAGATTCTGCCTATCTATATCTGAATTTCGATGTTCAATTAATGCTTTTAATTCCGCTCGACCTTCATCATTATCTTCTAACTCTTGTATACTTTTAAAGAATTCAGTTTGTACTTCTCTTCCCGATAATACAGTATCACTACCACCTGTAATTCCAGCTTGATCTCTTTTTAATTTATCCTTAAGTTCTTCTTCTTGAGCTGTAATACGTTCCTCATCAAATTTACCATATGCTTTAAGGAAATCAATAACTTCATCAGATGTTTCTGACTTTTTAGAGGTCTGACGTTTCAATAAAGCATTAGATACATTAGCATCGAAGTTTGTAACACTACGTCTCTGAGCTTCTACAGCCTCTCCTATAGCTGAACCACCTTTGTAAATACTATCATCTATATTAGGTTTATAGGTTTTAACACCTGACTCTCTTACTGCTTCTAGTAATTGTTGTAAGCTATCTACGCTCATGTTGTCCTCCCTAAGAGTTTACCAATACCTGCGAATGCGCCTCTATCACCTAAACCTTTATGCATAGCACCATATGTTTCTCCACCAGCTTTAAGAGCTTGAGTAATTTTATATAATTGGGAATCAGTTTTAAGTTTTTGTTCACTTATACCAGCTACTGCTCCTGGTAACTTCTGTTGCATACCCCATAGTAACTCTTCATGAGCATCTTGAGTTCTTTTTTGAAGGAATGGTACTCTTTGATTTATTATTTTAGCATAAGCATTTTTATTTTTACCTGATTTCTCTAAGATTTTTAAACCAATATTTCTACCTGCTGTACGAGACATACCATCTTCTCTTGTGAAAGCTTTTTTAATTGCTTCTACACCTATATTTCTCTGACCTTCTAAAGAAGTAGCGCTCGCTGCTAATATTGTTGATTGTAAGTTAGAATTAGCTTTAGACAGGTCTATGGCTGCTTTAGCTTTCTCTTGAGGATGTTGATTATAATGACGTGCGAATAAATAATTTGCAGCCTTACCTTGGTCTGCTGCTAATTTAGCACGGTTTTGTCTAAGTGCATTGTTTGCATCTTTAGTTGCTTCTGATGGTGTATTAAAAGCTTTGTACGCAGATAATGCACTAGCACCAAACTTAAGTGCTAGTAATGGGAATGCCATATGAAAATTCTATAAATGTTAGATTATTTGGACCGTAAGAAATTTTTCTTATAAATTTAAAGCCCAAAAATTTAAGTAGTTTTAAGTGTACTTTATTTCGTTCATCTACTATATTATATAAATATTTTTCTGATCTACTATCTATAAATCGTTTTGCTTCTCTAGCAAAGGTGATTGGATACTCATGAATTGCAGGTGTGCATAACATCCATATTGTACCATCTGGTTCTACGCCAGCCATTCCAGCAGTCTTGCCGTTAGGCATCGTGAAATACACACAGGAGAGGTTCTGAGCAGCCCAAACTAGCTCTTCCATAGGATCTAGCCCGTGGCCCTCTTCGACCTCCCTACGGTCTTCTGGACGTAGATTAGAGGCCACCTCTTTGGCAGCCTCAATTGTTATTGGTTTGATTTCTACTTTAGGCACGTTTATAATATTTAGGTGAATAGTCTCCTTCCCAGCTCATGCCTCTTAAAGTAGCTGGTGCAGGGTGTGCGGATTTTATAGTTATATCTACGTTTTCATTTTTCTCATAGACAGGTATAGTCTTTATTTTTTCTGATAAATATGGAGGTGAGTTCGCATCATAAGCATCTTGATCTGTAGATTCATATGTATCAGTATAGTTTAGTTTACCTACTCTAGTTAAAGTAGTAGAGTACTTACCTATCTTACCAAACATTAATTTAATTCTATGTACTACAAGAGATGCATCTATATCATATGAAGTTGATTGTCCTACTTTCTTCTGTACGTAAATTCTAGGTATATCTATTTGGTAATCATATAGATATCCAATATATAAGTCAGTAATTAACTTTTGAATCCTATGGACTCCTGTACCTTGAGTAGCTATATTAACAGCAACACCACTATTAGCATTACTAAGACTAGAAGCTAAAGCTATGTTATTTGTAGAAGCTTTGATAACATAATAGATTTGACCATCCATATCTGTTGGTCCTGCAAGTGTCGGTGAGGTACCTCCTGCTTTGAACCTTACTTTATCTCCAGTAGCTAACCCATGACCTGTTATTGTTATTTGTTCATTACTTGCATTAATATTACTATATGAGAATTCATGCTCTTCATTATAATCCCAGTTACCAGGTACAGTAAATGTAGCACCTGCACTTGTTACAGTACACTCAGCATATCTAGATATACGATTAGTACTTGTATCTACATCTATTAATACAAGTTTATTGGTAGAGTCTGTTACAGTTGATTGCCAGCTAAATACACAGTCAGCAGGAGTACCATGAGTAAAGGTAGTTATACTATCATTATTACTATATACACCACCTTCAATAGTAGTCCAATTATCTAGATGTATCAAGTAATCAACTGATTCCTCTGTTACACTAGGATCGTCACTTTCTGCTATTAAGTTTAGACTATGTAAGAAGTGATCACTATCTAAATAATAGTATGTATCGTTTACTATAAAGTGATACAGTAAATTCTGATTAAATTCCCACTTGAACCAAGCAGATTGATCCTTTGGTTTACCAGGAGTATGTAAATATTTATACCCAAATACTTTATTAGAACCAGTTTTACCAAATAATATAATACTATTCTCTCTAGAATTACATAATAAATCTATATTTTTATCTAATAAACTAGGTGCAATTTTACTTACTTCTAATACTTGTGGTTCTTTCTCTCTTGATACA